AGTCTTTCCAAAAAGCACCGCGATAATCCCACACGCGATACCGGCGACAAAACCGATAAAGGCCAACACGCGGCGCATTGACCACGCCCCGTCAGATTCCTTGAAGATCCCAAAAAAGCCTTTCATATCACACCTCCTATAAGAAAGTATTAGCCCCTATACTGATAATGCGGATAATCCGGGAATTCTTCCCAGTCCCCGCCCCACTCGAAACCATGGCGGCGAAAAGCAACCGCGATTTTCTCCCATCGCGGATCGGAAGGCACGGGCCAGCCCGGCACATCGCGTTCTGAGGGGTCAATATCGGGCACCACGTCGAGCGCGTTTCCGGTCTGGTGTGCGCTTCGCTTTTTCACCCCGTCGCAGTTAGTGACGGAATAATCGTTGTCTGAATGGGTTTTCTTGTCTTTCCCGAGATATTCCTTGATCTGGTAAAGACCCGCCTTCGCGCGGAGTGCGTTAACCTCGGCAATCGGCTTTCGGCCCTGCGCGTAAAGAGCCTGTTGCTCCTCGGTCGTCCGGAACGTGTAGGTTACGACGACCTGAACGCCCGCCGACTTGAGCTCCGCGAGCGCCTTGAGCGCCGCGACCATGACCATCGGTTTCAGGTCTTCAAGTTTTTTGCTCATGATTTCCCCCTCGATATCCACGCGGCGAGAACGATTCCCGCCGAACCAAAAAAAGACCCGGCAAGGGCGACCAAGTGTCCGGGTTTCCAGTGCCGCGAGCTTTGCGCGGCGATCATTTTTCGTAAGGATTCAATTTGTTCGGCGAGCGTCTCGAATCCCGCCCCCGTGCTCGCTTCCATGCGGGCCATTGATACCTTGATTTCGGATAATTCCGCCGCCTTTTCGCGGTCCAGATTGTATAGTTTTTCCTGACCGGCTTGCACCCGCTCGACGGTCTGAAGCAATAAAACATGAGCATCGCACACTGTTTTTTGATCGTTCATGAGAATGATATTACAACGGAAAAGGCGCGGGGGCAAGTGGGGAGAATGGAGAAAAAAAACGCGCCGAGTCGAATTCGGCGCGTCACCTTTTGCTGGTACAAAAGGGCTCGAGATACATAAGACGGCAAAGATGGTGTTTTTATTTTATGGTTAAAATGGCACGTCGTCAAGATAAATAGGCTCTTTCGCTTCCTTCTCCATATCATACCGCTCTTTTTGCTCTCTCATACTCGGCCTGTCCACCTCCACCTCGGGAGCCCCAGCCCCGTATTCCTTGCGCGTCACGCGGTCGAATTTCCCTTCCTGAGTCACCCATATCCGCGAGGGCGACCGTGGGGGAGCGGCCAAAAAAGCCTCAACGGTTCTTGGCCATCGGGTATATTCTACCCCCGCAGCGGACATGAATTTCCCGTAGTAAAACGCGAGCTGGGTAGTTCCTGCATCGGGGAACACCCATTCTTTGAAGGTGAGAAAACCACAGGTATATTCGACCCGTATCGAATCCTTTTTCCCCTGCTTTACGTGTCGGCAGTACCGGCAGCCGGTAACCTCGTATTCTTGGGGGAGAATCTGGCTTTTCAGGACGGGTGCCGCTACGGGCCGCGGGGCTATTTTGGGCACGGGTGCCGGGAACTCATGCCCGCATACGGGACAAATCCGGAAGCCAGCGGCGATGATGGCCTGACAGGACGGGCACTCCTTCGCGGGGGGGACGCCTTGGCCTTTTTGTTTGTTATCAGGGTCAAGCGCATCTATCGGGCCTAAGTCGGTTGACGTATGGGTATAGTCCAAAAATAAACAATTTTCTTTTCCGGGGAATATCCTCATTCCTCGACCGACAAGCTGAAGGTAGAGGCTTTCCGACTTTGTGGGTCGAATAAGAGCCAAAAGGTCCACGCGGGGGTTGTCATATCCAACAGTCAAAACAGAACAGTTTACCAAACATTTTATTTGACCGCTTTTATGTTCGTTTATATATCGATCTCGTAATGCTTTCGGAGTATCAGCGGAAATCATTTCAGCGCTTATATCATGGCTTCGCAAGCATTCAAGAATCTGTTCAGAATGTTTCGTTCCACATGAAAAAATGAGCCAACACTTTCGATCTTTCCCGCGTTCAACAATATCTTTTATTGCGTCGGCGGTTGTCTCGCCCTTCATGGCTGCGGCTTCAAGTTCTCCTGGAACGAACTCTTTCCCGCGTAAAGAAACACCGTCAGTATTTACTTTGACCGATCCACCTTGCGGAATAATATTTGACAGGAATCCTTGGTCGATAAGTTCCTGTATTTTAATATCATACACCATATGATGAAAAATGCGGTTTTCTCCCTTATGAATCCATCCGGAACCGAGACGGAAAGGAGAAGCCGTCAATCCAATAACGCGCATATTTGGATTCATAACAGATAAAAGATCAAGCGTTTTTTTGTACCGTGTGTTTTCGTTCGTGTCAATTAAATGGCATTCATCGACTATACAAATATCAAAAGGCCGCGTAGTAGATATTTTACTGGCGATACTTTGAATCCCCGCGAAAACAATTTGTTCGTGCAATTCTTTTCGGCCAATTCCAGCGGAATAAATACCGACCGGAGCCATCGGCCATATGGTCAAAATCTTTTGAACATTTTGCGTAATAATTTCTTTTGTATGGGTAAGAACTAAGATTCTTGCTCCCCAGTTCTCAAAAAGTTCTTTTATCAAAAAAGCTATTATAACGCTTTTCCCTGAACCAGTCGGGGCGCAAATAAGGAAATTACCTTCCAATCCTTTAGCCCACCCATCATAAACGGAATCAATTGCCTCGCGCTGGTTTTTCCGTAGCTCGATCATTATGCCCGCCTCCAATGAAAACCGTAGGCGGTATTTTTTTCACTTCGTAACGCTGCTGAAAAAGAAGAAAGATTCTTTACTCCGTATTCTTTCGCCGCCTCTGAAAAAGAGTCATAAATCTTTCCTGTCTCAACACAAAGTATTTTTTTCTTATTTCTCTGGATTGTTATGTCCCTACTTTTTTGAGAAACATAATGGCCCTTGTTTCCTTTAGATATTTTATTCTTATGTTCTTCTGATAGCTTTTTTCCTGTATGTTGTATCCTCAATATTTCTCTTGTTTCTTCAGAAACCTTTTTTCCTTTCTGAACCCGGCACATTTTTATAATTGTTTCTTTTGTATGTTTTCGCCCTATTTGTGCTAAAGATTGTCTTTTCCTTGTTTCTTCGGAAGGTATTCTTGAATTACCTCCAGACAATAAATTATATCCTAACGGGGAGAGTGTTTTTCTTTCCGATATTTCTTTTTCTTCAAGTCTGTTTAATTCTTCTTTTGTTTCTATTCCAGAATGCAGCACTTCATATTTGAAATTATCAAAACCATATTTATAAATGGCATTCTTGAAAGCGGTACAGATATTTATTTTATCAAATTGGTGTTGATGTTTTCTTCTTTTTTCATCGATTGTCTGCCCTATGTATGACTTCCCGGACGGAGAGGTATACATATAAATTATTCCAGTTTTCAAAACTCAACCCCTTTAGAAGATGGCCGCGTCACGCCCGGGAAATCCGGAGGACGGGTCCAAAAATACCGGAGCGGCCATCTTCAAAAAGGGCTGTTCCGTCCGTATGCTCGCGCGTGACTGCGAGTTTTTTGCAAGGCTGGGATTCGAACCCAGGATCTTTTCCTTATGAGGGAAACGAGATAGCCGCTTCTCCACCTTGCGATGAATAGCTCCCGACCTTGGATTCGAACCAAGTACCTTTTTAGGGTGTCCAATTCTCTTGTCGTGCACAACAAGAGGCCGGGAATGTGGCCCTGTATCGCCAACGGCGACCTTGGGGCAAAAAAAGGAAGTCAATAAAGTAACTTAATATTATACCCAGAAAGAAAACCTGTCAATAACTTTCGATTCTTTTTATAGCACCATGCAAAGCCGTTTCCATTCGCAAAGAAACGGAAAGCAAACTCTCCGCGCGATCGCAAAGGCGCAAAACGTCGGCCGTTGGTACTCGCCCGCATCCTATTTCCTGGCGAATTCTCTCGATCAATACCGCCGTCGGGTCGGTTGTCTTCGGATCAGGCATTTTTCGTGATATCGGCAACGAAAAGAGTACGAAAATACTTCGCGACGGAAATGCCCAAACCCTTCGCCCTTGACTTAATCAAGGGCATTTCCTTTTTGGTAAATCCTACGCGGACCCATTGATTCAATTTTTCTTCTTCCGGCTTTACAGGCCCCGGGTGCCCTTTGTGTTGTCCCATGGTTTTAATTATGGGGTATAAAAGAAAAAAAGGCAAGCGGGGGTGGGCTTGCCTTTTTTGCGACGTGCTTTTGTGGTTCGCCTTATTCCATGTAAAATGGTGTAGGGTGAACTAATCAACAACGATTAGATGTAATCAATTACAATAAATCCGCGAGAGAACGCCGTTGACTGATAGCTGGTACCGTCAAATAAACCGGATGTGGTTCGCCCTAAAACTATCGTAGTACCTCCGGGTGCCCAATAAATCTCTCCGCTGTTAGACAGCATATCAGTTCTCGAAAAAGCATCGTTTCTAATAGCTGCGGTAACAGATACAATAATATCATTTAATTCATTAAGTCCGTGAGCCACTGAAACAGACTGCGTGTTATTCATGTCCCATGCTCCAATATCAATCTTTTTGCGATTCGTAGTCCCAAATGTCGTAGCCGTGGTAGCCGTGGTCGCAGTTGTCGCGTTATCAGCCTGCGTCGCCGTCGCCGCATGATCTGCCGTGGTCGCAGTTGTCGCGCTATCTGCCTGCGTCGCCGTCGCGTGCAGCTTTCCATCGTCCCCAAACACCGCGATAGCGTGAGGCGTGCCGGTAGCGCTTTTCTGCTGTGAGTCAACCGCGTCGTCGCCGTTGAGATATCTTATCTTCTGGTCAACGGTGAGAACCGTGTCATCGTATCGCAGATTCTCGATGGTTGCGCTTAGGTACTCTCCTGCATAATGCGCGGCGCGTCCTATATAAAGCACGCTCGTCGCAAGCGTGAAGACTGCATTGCCTGCCGTTACCTGTACGCCATTTACCGTCACCGCATAGGTCGTCGGAGTAAAATCAAAGCTAAGTGTATACTCCGTATTTGCTACTGCGACACAAGCAAAATGTTCATCTTGCGATCCCTCCACTAGAAGTTCACCATTATAAATGCTTGCGGACATACCAGCGTTAGGCGAATATGTTCGGTTACTTAAAATACGTTGACGGGTAGTCACGTCGGAGCCAGTGGTTAAAATAAAACTTAAGGTTCCGGTTATTCCAGTTATCGGATTGTTTGCTTCGAGCCAATGTGCGCCATTAAAAGATAGCGCTAATCCTCGCTTGCCTTTGACGGGCAGGACACCATGGATTTTGAATATATTACAACAAGATTTATCATACAGAGGCGTGTCGTAAAGACCCGATCCGAGATATGTGCCTTCTTGCGATATCTCTAACATGTCGCCTGCTGTTGCGCTATCAACGGTGTCTATGTATAGGACAGCGTTTGCTGATCCGTTTACATAGCCATCTAGGAAAGCCCAAACACCAGCCTTAGTTTGAATGTATCCTTTTATTGGATAGCTTGAACCGTCATATATTTTTATATAGACCGTCGTCGCACGAGATGTTCTGATTCTTAACCGTGCAAGGTTTCCGTTGAGAACAGAAAAAGTTCTGGTTGCTCCATATATCGATGATGACGATGCAGTGATTTTTAATACATTTGCGGACACTGACAAAGCAGAATTGTTTCCCGCCCAGCTATCAGTTGTTGCAAAATTAGGGATGTATTCGATTCCTGCCGCGTTGTCGGGAATAACCGGCACACCGTCGCCATTGATATGCATGACGCGGGAGAGATCGGAGAGAGGGGTTGCGGAGAAAACGTCGTTTGTCCAAACAAAGCGCCAATTCGTCCCCGGGTCCGTTACCGGGTCATTATTAACGTTCGGGCTTCCATCGGTCCCCGTTTTTGATATATATATTTTCCCGTTGCTACCAAGTACGACGGATCCATTCGCATAGTAGTTTTCCGTCGCAAGCCATTCGGGGATACCCGCCTGCATTCCGTAGGCTATTTGTCTGGCAAAAAGATAATAAAGGGCGTTCATGTCCTCTATTCTCGGAGGCTGGGCAGCGTTTGCCGTTGATCCATAAAGGCCCCGGAGAAACGTCGCAAGGGACTGAATTACCGCAGGATCCTTCGAAGTGGCTGCAGCGCCTTCGGAGTCGGATCCAAAAACGCCAAATTCCGTTGCTGCCCCGGAGGATCCGAATATTTTTTGCTGTACCCTGGTAAGTTTTGCCATGTTATGTCGCTCCTTGTAAAATCTATATTGCTATGCTTCTATATTGCTATATTGCTACGACAAAAACCCCGACTCCCGCAGGGCTTGGAAGAACGTTCATTTCTCGCGCGATCGTAAATATTCTGACGTCGGCCAAAGGAACATAATACGTCAATTCCATGTTCGACTCTTCCTCGACGTACACGGTACCGGAGAAAAAGTATAAAAGAAAATCGTCGATATCTTTTAATGATCCCGTCGAGTTATTTTTTATAATTCGCAATTCGATAAATTTTCGCAATTCAGCGTCTGTCAAAGCGTAATCCGCTTGTTTTCCTTCCTCGTAGGTTCTGAACTGCACGTCGGGGACCGTGTCTCCGTATTTTATATATCCATTAAAAAGAAATGGCGATGTGTCCCCATAAAGAACGTACCCGAAATATTGTCGATAAAAATACGTTCCAGGGACGTATCGCGATGCGCCGACGTATAAAGATAAAATATCAAGCTGCGGTCCGACCGCAGTCGAAATATTATACCCGTTTCGAACGTCGTCGATAATATCAAAAATCATTAAGGCTTTGATAAATTCCTCGACCATTGCTTCGGCTTTCAGTTTTTGCCGATATTGCAAAATGAGAAGGTTTCGATAATATTCAATCAAGCTCGCGTTTTCCGGCATTTAGTCAACCGCCCTATACCGTTATCGTTATGCGTGATACGTCCAAAACAAACTTGCTTTGGATCGTTGTCGCGTTTAATAGCTCAACCCACGTCGACCCATTCAAGGAAATTCCCGCAAGGGTTATGCGATACAAAGGACTCATTTGTTTTAGAAAACAAACGATTTCGTCCGATGTTGCGTCCTCGCCAATCAAGTAGGTGATATTCTCGACCAGCTGCGCTTTCAGATAACCCGCGTCGATCAATCCGCCCGAAGGGACTGAAATAGTAAACCGAATATACAAAGGGACGTTTATCGGTCGGTCAAATTTGACCTGCACGGTGCGGCCGTTTGTTCGTGTTACTGTTTTTGTTATGGATCCGTAGGTCCCGCATCCGACGGATCGTTTTGCATAAATAGCCGCGGCGATTTCGTCCTCATCGCCATTCTCTACGACAACCCAAATCGAATGAGCGGGGATCCCGTCCGCGTCCGTTGCTCCCGTCGTGTTTTCTTCGACGTTGCAAGCGGATACTCCATCCAAAGCAGAGATCGCCGACTCAATGGAATCGGTATATCCCATAGAAGGACCGGCGATTGATTTCTCGCGCCTGATTCGCAAAGCTGCGTCCGATTCTTCATCGACTCCCTGAGTCGTTACTCCCGCAGTATTTCCAATCGCCGTCACGCCGGCGATTGCGGTCGCTGGTGTCGTTATCGTGTTGACTGCGACCAGTACCGCCCCGATATCTTTCGCTCGGAAAGAAAGAGAATGGGTTCCCTCGGCGATCGTCGTTGACGCGAGCAAAACAAACTGTGTTCCCGCGTCGTCCTTTACCGTGTACACTCCCGAGGGAATTTCAATCGAATCGGAAAGAGAATCTAGTCCGGTAAGCGTTACCGTTCTATCAACCGTTATATTGATCGGCGTTATAGTAAAGGTTGCGCCGCGGCGCTGAATCCCGTTGATCGCGACGCGCTGGTCAAGGATCGTTCCTTGGGCCTGCTCGGGATCAAAAGAGGAATGCACGTCACGAAGCACCTCGCGGAGGTCGATTCCTGCCTGGGCGACTAGGCCGATCAACTGACCGTCAGGGGAATCCGACTCGACCGATATGTCGTCGCCGTAAATACTTTTTAATCCGTCAGAAAGCTCCGTCGTCAATTCCGGGAGTGTTTTTAATGTTAGTCCGTTCTGGTCAAGAATATCGCTCATTAGTCCTCCACCACATGACCGGACACGATGCCTTCCATGTAGGAAAGCGTCGCGCCGTCGAGTTTATCCTGTACAATAACCTCGAGCCTGGTCCCCGCCGTTCCGTCGATGCGAAGCGCGACGCCATTGTCGTCTTTCAAGGGAAACTCGAATACCATGCCGAAACTCCCGGCCGGGGCCTTCGCGTTGTAGGAAAGCGTCCCGCGAAGATGGAATTCCGAATTGCTCCGGGCGTTGAAATAGTTATTGTACCGAGTCGCCGAGATTTTCGCCCGGACAAGAAGGCCCTTGGTCAGCGCCGCTGCAAGCATGGCGAATTTCGCATCGTCAGGCTCTGCCGTTCCGCGGAAAGCAAGGCGCATCTTGTACACGTCGAATTTGATTCCCGGCGCGGCCTCGAGCCCGAAAAAGACCGGAGTTGACGACCCGTCAACCACCATGTTCGGCGACCCGCGATAGCACACCGTCCCAATGGGGAATGTGAGATTGAAACGCTGATTGAGCGTTATTACGTCCCCGGCGACCACTAGCGCGCGGCCAATATAGAGACCCTTCACGACAACGGAATCACCGACCAGAACCCCGTGTCCGGTCGCGAGAGTGACGGTATTGGTATCGACCACGCCCGCCGAGGCAAACGAAGACGCGGAAATCTCGCGCGTCAAATACGGCATAACGGCGAAAGAAACGTCATCCTGTGCGAGCGTATTGAGCGGCTCCTCATTCGGCGCGGCGACGGCCATGACGCTCTTACCAAGCGTGGTTTTCATTTCCATCGTGTCTTTTTGGAGCTCGTCGAAAATCATACAACCTCCTCGATGGTTACCAGTCCAAAAACAGTTCCAATAGTTACGCTGATGGTTGCCGCCCTGTTTTCTGTATCTAGTGTACTCGTATAGGACGAAATCCGCAAGACGCCCTCGGTTTGCAAAATGACTCTTTTTATGTCAATGTCGAGGTATTGCTTCATTCCTATATCAAGAAAATTTTGCCAGTCAACCCCGTCGTCCATTGCGAAAAAGCAGTCGTTTTTCCATGATTTTAGTCGGGTTGCAATATTCTGTTTCAATGCGTTTTTTTCGGTGACGTAAGATTGCAACCCGCGACCGAATTGCCAATCCCCATTGATATCAAGCGCGCGCGTTTTCATATTATCCCCCCGTCTTTACAGTTGTAGTTTTTGCCTCGGAAATGTCGATGCTCATTGGTGCTGTCGGAGGACTTGTCGGACTTCCTGATACCGCGCTGGTATGAACGTGCAAATTCAGGTCTGTTTTAAACGTCTGCAAAGCCAAATCTAGCTCCGCGTGAGTAACAAAGGCTTTCGAATTCCCGTTTAATTCAAGTCCGTCAGGGTTGATTACCCGGGTTTTCGTCCCGTCCATATCCCGGACTGACGTCTTCGGGTTGATCCCGACAATGGCAATCCCGTCGGAAAGATCGTGTTTCCTCGAGGACGCGGGGTCGGTCTGGTTAGCCGTACTCCACCAAGTATCAATATCCCGGTCGTTGAAAAGAACGATACAATAATCTCCGACGGCGATTGGCATATCGATATAGGATTTCCCACCCTGCAGCACGAAATAGGGAACGTCAACCAAAAGAGGAATTGCCGCGCTCGTGCCGTCCTGTGCCGGACGGCGTATCTGCAGTGTTACTTCGACGGTTTGCTCGGCTTTGGTTACTTTCTCGATTTTTCCAATTTGAATGCAATGAAAGGTGGAAAAAATATCGGACTTTTGTGCGTCGAGGACCGCCCGCGTATCCGCAGGAAGTATTTGTTCTGCTTTCAATTTTCTTCCCCTTTAATCTCCAAAAGCGGCTCACTTCCAATAAAAAGGGATACCGTCGTGGTCGCGTCTCCGGCTTCGACCTGCGAGAAAACGGCCGAATGCTTTACCCCAAATATTTTATATTGTCCGTTATATTTCTCGACCATTGACCGGACCTCGGCAACCCGGCCTACTTTCAATTCTGGCGAAAAAATCCTTTCAACCTCGAGGTATCCGTCACGCCTTTTCGGCGTCGTTTTATTGTCCTCGGCCGAAAGAACAAAAACCTCCCCGGGCATGACTTCATTATCGGCCAAAACATAGAGTTTTTCACCTGAAATAAACGCCTGTCCGTCGCTCATTTTTTGTATTTCGTCGTAAGGGTTTCCTATTACCACCCTACCGCGAGCGGGCGATGCTTTCTCTGCAGGGCTCCCAAGAACCCCCGATAAAAGCTGCGGCATACTTTTTACGCTGCGGGAAATCATGTCTTTAAGGTTCATGTCTTTTGTAAACGTTTCTGACATAAACCCGTTTTGCACCTGGTAGGCACCGTCATAGCATTCTAGTTTGGTAATCCATTCGGTACCCTGTTTGTAAGAATAACCCTCTTGGATATTCCCTCGAAAAATCTCGATCAAGGCGTTCCCATACCCTGCAAGGATAATAATTTGCCAATAGTCGACCGGCGTAAACTTGTCTTTTCCGAGTCGCGCGCGGGTGTTTGGCGCCAGGTTTGTAATCGTGACAGACGAATTTGAAAGGGAAGATCCTTTTACAGACTGTTCGACCTCGAGGGAGCAAGTAATCGGCGGCGCTATGGTTATCGCGTAGCCGCTTGGGGTGGTAATTCTTATTTCATAATTGCGTATGAATTTCACGGGACCGTATACCCTTCGATAATTATATTTTCTATATCAACACATTCCGACTGCGAAAGTATATAAACCGAAACGCGACCAGACACGAAATCGTTGATTAAAAACGGCTCGAGGTTGTCGGAAACCGTTACCATAAGACCGAAGGGTAGGGTGTTGATGTTCCGTTTCAAAATGTTCATTCCGCGGACGACTTTTATCCCGTTGGCAATAAATCCCTCGTATTCAATGTCTATATACCAGGATTGCGTCCGCGGAGAGAATCGCAGCGTGAAATAAACCGTTTTGCGTTTGTCGGGGTCGGGGATATTAAAACTTTGAAACGGAGAAGACCGAAGTCCTGTTATTTGTGTCATTTCGGAGGTAATACTCCCCCGGCGTCGGCCAAAGCCAAAGCCGTTGTGTTAAATTTTTTTCCGTCTTTTCCCGCAACCTTCCCGAGTTCTTCTTTCTCTGCGTTTTGCGCCGCGATCGCTGATTTGTAGTTTCCTTCGTCGAAAGTAGTTGTTTCAACGTCGGTAAACCTCATTTCCTGTAGCGTGACGGAAAAATCGGTAAAATCATTTGACGACTCATCTTGTCGGG